CCTGATGCTGTTCGTGATATATTTAGAGAATTTCAGGATAAATTTTTAGATGGCTAAATCATATACGCCCTTTGATCCTCATGAGTTTGAGATGCGCCGTGCTGTACTATCTACACAGCGCAATGATCATACCGTTGATATTACTACAACATTAATAGAGTTAAATATATTTGAGCACATTGATCGGTCGTATCTTACTGGTACGATATCATATATTGATACTGGTAGATCTATAGAAATTATGGACTTTCAGGGTACTGAGTTTTTAGATATAGAATTTGGATTATATACAACTCCTCATAGAGTTTCAAAACGATTTGTTGTAATGGAAGTACAGAGTATTGTTCCTACAACGGATACTACTGATACGGTTACACTTAGAATTTTAGATTATGATGGATATTTAAATACACTTATTAATGTAAATAAAATGTATGAGGGTAAGCCAAGTCAGATTATTGATGATATTTTAAGAGATTATTTTGAAAATAAAAGAGTAATAAGAGCTGGAGATGCTAATCAATTTGATTCTTTAATAGACGAGTTAGATTACATAAGAAATCCAAATGCAGATGCATTAAATGAAACTAGACAGTTAGCACAAGAATTACAATCATCGTTCAGATATATTGTTCCAAATTTAAATCCACTCGAAGCAATTGAAATGATAAAACTGCGGACAACTGGATTAACTGGTACACCATTCTTTTGTTATGCAACATTAGCTGATAATAATTTAAGATTTTACGATTTATATAGCTTATTACAAGAAGAGCCAATTAATGCAGGTGATCCGTTTGTTTTTTCTACACAATTATCACAAAGAGCTCCAACTACTGGTGCAGGACTTGCAAGACAAATAAGCAAAATAAAAAATCCGCAGAATGCTAATACGCTCGAGCTAATAATGAATGGCGATGTAGGTTCTCTCTACGAATATGTAGATACTACACATGGATTAGAATATACATTTAATTATGATTTAGAAAAAGTTTTGTCTAATTTACTTACTTCAAGATCATACCCTGCAGCAGATACTAGATCTTTATTTAGAAATAAACCCGTTAGTGAAAATCTCGCTGAACGAATTACAAGAATATCTACAGGAAATATATATGATGACGCTGTGCACAATTACCACGAAGATATGAGTTCACAAAGACATTCTGCGAAAGCTATATCAAGATCTGTAAGAAATCTTCTTGGTAAATCTGTATTAGAAATAGAAGTACCAGGACTTCATATAATACCACAAGGCGGTAATAAAACATTAGGAAGAATTCTTTCGGTCGTATCTATTGCAGATGGTGAACAATTTAATGAAGTGTTTGATAGAAAAAGAACTGGTGATTATATGATATACACTACACGGCATACATTAACTCCAAATAATTATTCTGCAGCTTTAAGCCTTGTAAAAATTGCTAACTTCAGAGGTAATACTCAACTTTCTAGAGATGGTGCAAGATAATGGCAAAATATTATGGAGATAATGCTCGATGGTTTATTGGTGTAGCTACTAATAATCTAGATCCTTTACAACTCGGTCGAGTACAAGTAAGAATATTTGGTATACACTCTCGAAGAACTTTAGATATTCCAAATTATTCATTACCATGGGCAACTGTACTACAGCCAAATACTGCAGGTGGCACATCAGGAATCGGTATGATGCCACAGATTTTACCAGGCGCGCAAGTCTTTGGAATGTTTTTAGATGGTGAAACTTCGCAAGTACCATGCATATTAGGTGTTATGCCTAAAATAGAATTACCATCAGAGCAGCAATTGGCAAAACAACAAGACAAAGCAATACAATATGATATTGGATATGAAGGTGGTCAAGTTGATCCGCGTTTGGCAAGATATGCAGGACTAACTAATATCGATAATAAAACGGCTGTGTTGGTAGGAACAGAGAGAGTAGAACAAGCTTTTAATTTTTTTAAATCAAGAGGTTATACCGATACACAAGCAGCCGGTATAGTTGGAAATCTTATTGTTGAATCTGGATCACCTGATCTTCCAGAACATGGACCAAGAGGAGATGGCGGACAAGCTGCGGGTATTGCACAATGGCATCCAGGACGTAGAAGAATCTTTGAACAAGTATACGGTAAACCATGGCAAGAGAGTACGTTCTCAGATCAGTTACAGTTTATTGTTTGGGAATTAAATAATAGAGATTCAGAATCTGGAAGTTTAAATAAAGAAGCAGGAAATTTACTCAAGCAAACTAATACAGTTGCTATGGCTGCAACAATCTTTGATGAAAAATATGAAAGAAGTACAGGCGAGGCAAGACAAAAAAGAATAAATGCTGCAAATAATGTATATAACGAATTTGGTAGAAACTAATGGCTAGCTTTAATCGATATCAATCTACACTCTCAACCTATAACCAACGGTTAGGTACTGCAGATTTTCGTAATGCAGCACCTGAAGTAGAGGGTGAATATAATTCTAAATATACATCAGGTTTAGGAATAGATGTGGGACAAACGTTAAATGGTTTTCAATCTGTTACAAAAACAGAAAACTATTCTGGCCAATTTAAAAATATATTATTGGGACTGGCGCTTGTTAAACTCACTGAAGAAGTTGCGGGTGAAAGCTTAACAGAAGTATTTGATGACGCCTTTGAAGGAATAGGATCCGGTAATGCTAATGTCAATAATACATTAACAGCTGCAGCAGCTCTTACTCTCTTGACTGGATCTAGTCCCGCTGCAGGATTTTTAAAATCGTATTATGGAGGTAGTTCGGGTCTTGCTGTCGGTAATCTTTTATCAAAAGCAACCGGTAAAGATGTAACTACATTAGTATCAGCCATACAAGGTGTGCATTCAGCAGGAAATGCAGATCAATTTGTGGCTGCTGGATTATCTAGATCTTTAGGTGCAGTACTTGCTCCAGTTATTTCTGATTTTAATTCTAAAGTAGATACAGAAATAGGAACTGCAATTGCTCCTATTCTACAAGCAGTAATGGATATTAGTGCAGGACCGATAGGAATACTTATTGATGAATTAACAGGCAATAAACTTAAAACACTTGAAACTCAAAATATCGTAAGCTTATTAGCTCAAGGAAGATATGCAGAAGCAATACTATTAACTTCAAATAATTCTAGTAGTCCTTATAATCTTATTGAAGAAACTTTACTTGGCATTGATACTAAAGTTTCAACTAGAATTACATATACCGGCTCTAATCAAATTTCGCCATTTGATATTGGTGAAAATGATAATAAATGGGAAGGAGAGAAGACTACAACCTGGAAAGATCCAAATGCTCAGACTTCGACAGCTTCGACAACATATCCTAATAATCCTCCTCCAGGCACAGGGGGCACAGGGGTAAAAGTAACATCTGAGTCTGAAGCAAATAGTGTTTTTCAAAATGAGAATGCTACTCCTGCAGAAATAGCGGCTGCGCAGGCATATTATAGAAGCGGAATTAAAACAGACACAACAGTAAGTACCACGCTAACCGTGACATCTGAATCTGAAGCAATGAGTATACTACAGAATCCACTTGCATCAGAAGCTGATAGACAAGCTGCTAGAGAATATTTTGGCGCTGAGCCAGTAGTATCTGCTAGTGACGGTGCATATAAGTTTACACGTGTAAATGGTCTAGAAGAATTAGAAGCTGAATTTAGATCTGCGACACGTGATATAACAGAAGTTGTAGTTCATTGGTCCGGACACTTTATAAACCAAGATATTGGAGCAGAAGAGATTCATAGCCAACATAAAACTGACGGCTTCAGCGGTATCGGATATCATTATATAATAAGAAAAGATGGTACTATTGAAAGAGGTCGACCAATCAATAAACGAGGAGCGCATGCAAAAGCAAATGGTCACAATAAGTATAGTATTGGTATAGCATTCGTCGGTGGATACACGGTTAATTCAAATTCTGGATTAGCTAATCCTCCATATGGTAGAGAGTCTCTTAATGATGAACAAATGAAAGCGCTTAAAATGTTTTTCAATGCCTTTTATAAAGTATGGCCTGGCGGCCAAGCATGGGGTCATAATGATACTGATCCACAAAATAAATCAGATCCTGGATTTCCTATTCCTGATTTTGTAAGATCTAACTTTGGAAAAATAAATGCATCGCCATCTGGTACTACTCCTCCGCTCACTCCAGAAGAGATAGCAGCAGAAAGACGGGAAGGTGGATAATGACAACTGAATATGACGACGTAATAGATCGACAAAAGAGATTTGGTAATAGAATATACGATGAAGGTGTTTATCCTAGTGGCTATCAAGACCCGTCTGGGGTATATCCGCGTTCTCAATATTACTATGAATCTTCACTTAATAAAGCTTCTCGCGGACTAGTAAGAAATGATTTAGCAACTAATGGCGGTATACCTACATTACAAAGAAGAAATATTCTAGATGAATATGTAAAGAATCCAAGATATGTAGCTAGTAATGCAGATCCTGTAGGAATAACTAGTGATGGCGTTCCTACTGGTGCAATTACCGGAGAACCAGTATACAGTTATATTCCACCGCAAGAAGAAGAAAAAAGGCGATATTCTACGTATCCAAAAAATCAGGTAATAGAAACACCAGGCGGCCACGTAATAGAATTAGATGATACTATTACAAACGAACGGATTCTTGTTAGACATCAGTCAGGAGCAGGAATAGAAATAAAACCTGATGGTTCGGTTTTTGTTAGCAGTACATCTGATGTGTTAATCAGTGCAGGAAACGATCAGCATGTAGTTGTTGAGGGTAACGCACATATGACATATCAAGGTGATTTAAATGTTGATGTAGCCGGTGATTATAATCTTAGCGTTGGAGGCAACAAACTACAAATTGTCGGTGGTGATCACATCTCAGAGATAGATGGAGCGCGTAAGGGTAACATTGCACTTCAGGATAACTTAACCGTCAAAGGTCATCAGTATCATACAGTTTTAGAATCAAAAACAGATCTAACTCTTGGTGGTTATACACATGCGGTCAAGGGTAACTTTACACAATCAGTCGAAGGTGATATTGGAATCTTCTCATCAGGAGCACAGCAAATAACGTCACAAGTTAGACAAAATCTAACCTCACCTGATACAAATATTTTTGGAAATAAGTTAACGGTCATTGGCGAGGAAGGAACAATCGGCAGTGAAGAAACAATTATGTATGCTCGTAACATTTTTGCTGGTCATACACTTTTTGTTGGTGATGGTGCAGGCGGATCAGGTACAATTAATGTTCATACAATAAGGGCATCAGATATTGTTGCTACAAATAATATGACTGCTCCAACATTTACAGGAGACCTAGACGGAACCGCTACAACTTCAACTGTTACACAATCTCAAGGATATAGTGAAAACTCTCAAGGATCTGCAGGGTCAATTACTGATAATCCTAGTAATCCACTTTCAGATGATACAACTTCTACTGCTTTACCTAGCTCAGACTTTGCACTTATATATCTAGCGTCTGAATATGGTATACGAGATGTAAAAGTAGATCCAGAAAATGATTTAAAAAAGTTAATTAATCAAACTACTTTGTCTGGTGGAGTAAGCGATAGACCATTAACAACCGGTGAAATCAGATCTAAAATGAGAGACAATAATAATAGAAATAATGAAGAGTTTACAGCAAAACAAGTAGCTGAAAATAAACTAAATCCAGAATCTTTAGGTAAAGGTATTCCAAGTAAAATAGGTAGAACTGCTAGTAATGATCCAACCGTAGTAGAAAATATTACTGCTATTGGTCCTAATGGAGCATATAATGTCTGATTTTAACTTTTATAATCCATATTACAAACCAAATCCTGGTATTAAAAAGATTGTACCAGATCCTGTGTATAACCCAAATAATGCTCCGTTTATATCTTCCGGTACGAAGCTAGCTAAAGGCGTTTCAATAGGAAAGTTTTTAGGTGGTGTAGGCGAAAAAACAAATATGAATCATATTACTGATGATGCTGAGAGATTACAGATTGCACGTCAGTTATATCTACAAGCCATGGCAATGAATACAGTAAACACTGATTTAGGTCAGTTTTCAGAAAAACGATTAATTGTAGTAGAAGGTCTATATAAAAAAGGCCCACAAGAAACACTAGTTTCTGGCGGTCTTAATGATTTAGCAACAAAAGGACGTGTAGTTGTATATCAGTTAATAAATCGTGCTGGTATACCTGATCACGGCTCAATGTTTGATTTGGCCGTTTATTGGAAAGATAGTTTATTATATGAAAAAATTATATTAGATTATGATCGGTATAATGTTGATGGATCTTTAGAATGTCATGTGATATTACAAATGCCAGAAGTTGATTCAACTTACAAAGGGAATTTTAGTAAACAATTAGAAACACGATATAACGGATCAGTACAAACTACAGGGGAACTTATAGAAATCCTCGCTTAAACATTATAAATAGTACAAATTATTTGGAATAAATTATGCCAGCAACAAGAGCCTTTGCAGTAGAAGACGGAAACTTATCAACCGGTAGTGTTGTAACTTCTAGATCTAAAAATTATGTAGATATAGATCTTTCTTTTAATGCAAAGACAAACGGAGATATATTCAAGAAAGTTGATGCCGCTGCCGTAAAGCAAGCGGTAAAAAATATATTAACAACCGGAACAGGAGAAAAACCATTTACTCCTAATTTTGGTGGTGGAATTGGTGACGCTCTTTTCGAAAACATGGATGATGGTACATCTTTTGAAATAGAACAAGCTATTGTTGCTTCTATTAATAACTATGAACCGAGAGCAATAATAGACAAAATAGATGTATCAGATAATCCAGATACTAACGCAATAGACGTAACAGTTCGATTCGGTATCGCAAATGTCGGCGAACTTGTTACTGTAACCACATCTTTATCAAGGCTGAGATAATATGGCAACTACAGTACAAAATACTCAATTAGATTTTGATGCTATCAAAAACTCTTTGAAAACATATCTTGCAAAACAACCAGAATTTGAAGACTATAATTTTGAAGCGTCAGGTCTTTCTAATATTTTAGACGTACTTGCATATAATACACATTATAATGCATTGACTGCTAACTTTGCTTTAAATGAATCATTTCTTACGACTGCGCAATTAAGAAGTTCTGTAGTATCTCATGCTGCTACTCTGGGATATGTACCAAGATCTCGTACTGCATCGAGAGCTGAAGTCCAATTGACTATGAATCTTGCCAATGTTGTAGGTCGACCTAGTTCTATTGTATTAGGTGCTGGATATACATTTACTGCTGATGCCGATGATGTGACATATACTTTTCAGACATTAGAAGATTATACAGCGACAGATAATGGCCAAGGTTTTTATCAGTTCTTAAATGAAAATGGCGGAAGTACAATACAAATATTTGAAGGCGTACAAAAACAAAAAACGTTTTTTGTCGGTGATGTAGGAGAACGTCAATTATATGTTATTCAAGACGAAACTATGGATACTGAAACTGCTGCAGTTTATGTGTATGAAACTGCATCGAGCTCTTCATTTGTATCTTATAATCCAATTACTACTGCTACTAATGTTAATTCTCAATCACGATATTATCAAATCTCAGAAGCACCGAATGGTTATTACGAATTAAACTTTGGTGATGGTATATCATTTGGTAAATCTCCGGAAGCCGGTAATAAAATCATAGTTACATATTTGTCTTGCAAAGGAGCTGCAGCCAATAATGCTTCAACATTTGCTCCAGGAGCTCAGATAAATGTTCCGAGCGTCGGTAATTATCCTTTAAGCGTTACTACAGTTGCTTCATCTGGTGTTGGTGGCCCAAGACAATCAATAGAATCTATTCGACAAAACGCTCCTATCGCATTTGCCGCACAACAAAGACTTGTAACAGCTGACGACTATCGTGCAGTGATACAGAGAAATTATTCAACGGTAACAGATGCTATTGCATGGGGCGGTGAAGATAATGTACCTGCAGATTTTGGTAAAGTATATGCATCTCTTGTATTTGAAGATGGTACGACTGAAGCACAGAAGGATGCGGTTAAAAACTCAATCGTACAAGATATATCAAATAATCTTTCTATTCTTTCTATTGATACAGTATTCGAAGATCCACAAACAACATTTCTTGAAGTTATTGTAACATTTAACTTTGATCCAAATTTAACCGGACAAACTGTCAAATCAACAGAATCAATTGTTTTCTCACAAATGCAATCATACGTTAATAATAATTTGAAAAAATTTGGTGGAATATTTAGAAGATCTGAGCTGTTAGGAGATATTGATGATATTAACGATGCTGTTCTTAACTCTCGTGCATCAGTAAAATTACAACAGCGATTTGTTCCAAATTTATTACAGTCAACATCGTATAAGATATACTTTCCAGTAGAATTAGCAACTAGTCCTACAGATTTTATTGTAACATCGTCTACATTTATTTTTAATGATAAAGTTTGTTTTCTTAGAAATGCTTTAAATAGTACTAAGCTACAGATTATTAACTCTGTAGGAGATATTGAAATCGATAATATTGGATCGTATGAACCACTAACTGGTACAGTTAATTTAACTGGATTTGCACCAACATCTATTACTGCTGGCACAAATTATATTAAAGTATCATGTACTCCAGCTAATCAATCTACAGTTAGACCATTACGAAGTTATATTTTAGATTTAGACGAAGGTACATCATATGCTACAAGTGTAGTAGATAGACAACGAACAGAAATTAGTCTTGGTGGTGCAAGTGGCGTAACTTCATCTGCAACTGGTGCAGCTAATACATATGTAAGATCTCCAAGCATACCTTCATCCGGATATTAAAATGTCTCACGGACCAGACTATAATAGAACAAATTTAAATTTACGGTCATATAGTATTAAAGAGGTACTGCCTCAATATTATGCAGCTGCCTATCCAAATCTGATTACCTTTTTAGAAGGTTATTATGATTATATAGATTCTGATGGAACTATTGATGCCCTACAAGATTTATATAGTTTATATGATTTAGAATCAACTGACTTAAAATATATTGAGCAGATATTTGCATCGATTGCTGATGGCGCTAACTCAACATATTTTGGTGAGCCGCG